TCACTTAGAGCTACACCATGGATATTGACCCGGTCATTTTTTCTATGTTTACTATCTAGCCATTCATAAATGTTTGGTGTTGGTTCAAATAAATGTGACGGACTATCTGGAAAATAGTAGGCTATCTTTTTAAACCAGTGACCTTTTCTTGCACCTATATCAACTATAGTGCGTTGTGGTGTAAGATTTTGTTGTAACCAGGGGAAGATAATAGCATCTTCAGCTCTTTTAAAATTCATTTGCAATTCCATATTAAATTTGTTTTGTGACGATCCATATGCACAACTTTAAAAACTTCTTTAAATTTGTCTATATCTTCTGGAAAAAATCTATGGTGCCAAGTTTGTTTAAGGCCCTTGTGTCCTTTTGTAGAATAGTGTGTTAGTATTATCCAACGTTTAGCATAAGGCTTGTATGCTTTCAAAACCTCTATTGGATTTTCTAAATATTCTAATAGTCCTATTGCTATGCCTAAGTCATATTCTTTCTTTAGAGGTACTATTTCTTTGTTAAAATCAGTAACTATATCTGCTGTGTCAACTCTATCTAATCCCATGTAGTCCGTTACTACAACACCTTTGCGTGGAATAAAATAGTTTAGGATATCTTTATCTCCGCAACCTAAGTCTAGCACACTTCCGTTAAATCCCTTAATTAATTTTAAGATTTCTTTATTACGCACTCTCCACATATTTTTATATGTATAAGAAATGATTTTATCTTCCATCATTATATCCTTGCTTAAGATGTTGCCATGTTGTGCCATTAGCAATTTCTTCTAGAGTCCATTGCGTGTATGCCATATCGTACAACCATTGTGTTCTATTTATCTGGTAGTTTAATGACTCTAAATTTTTCAATGTATCACTGATATCCCAGGTCATACTTTCTTCAGACAAAGCAATGACTGGTTTGCCTAAGCATACCGCTTCAACTAATGCATTTGTGTTATAGCCTAACACAACTTGACTATTTAATATTTCAGCTTCGAGGCCTTTGCCACCTTCGTGTTGTCTTCTATTCTTAAATGTTTTACTTAATTCAATTGAAGGATCGTTTCTTTTTGCAATATTTTGTGCCACCCAAGGACCTGTTGTTAAATGAGGTCGGACTACAATTTTTCTATCGCTATGTTTCCTAATATTGCTTATTAGATCATTGAACCATTCTTCGTATGTATCCCACTCATCATAAAGACTATTAAGAGTTGTGTCTCTACGATTTTGTAAACAAATAAGAATATATTCGCCTTGTGTATAAGGCTTAACTTTTATTTTTTGATCTTTGCAAAGTTTCTCCCATCTGTCACCTGGAGAATTGCTATTATAAAATTTACCTGTGTTCAAGAAATGTTCCCAACCAACTCTATAACGCCAGCTGTTTATATTTCCTTCAATGTAACTATTTTTTCTGAAAGGTGTTGACTCACATACTAGTTTTGGTTTATTAGTGCTATCAATGTATGCAAATGCATGATCTATTTTTTTAAATCTACCTTGTACATTAAGTTGCCAATAAACGTCAGCATCATATTGTTTGTCTTTTTCAAACTTTACTAAATGCCAGTTTGGTAGATCAAATTTTATTGGAAAACTTTTTGCTCTCGAATGATGACTAAATGCAATTAATTTCATCTATCAAAACATAACCCGTATTCGCGTAAAAAGTTTTGTTTCATATTACTATTAGCTCTAATAAATTTTGTTTGCTCTGCGTTATAATGTAACCCATAATCAGCAAACATATCTATCCAATATTGTTGTGTATTGCAATTAACATGATGATGACCTTCTTTACCAACTGGTGCATATGTCATTACAACTGATTTACATAATGCAAATGCTTGCATAAAATTGTCTACATGCTTTTGTTCAACATGTTCAACAAATTCACAACTCCAGCCTAAATCAAAGTATTCTTTATCAATAGTTGCAGGTCCTTTTGTAAAATCTTGCAGTATAAAGGCATCTGGTTTTTTACGTTCTAGTCTAAAGTCACCGTCAATACCGTATGCATTATATCCTCTGTCTAAAGCATTGTATACCATGCCGCCGACACCGCAACCAATGTCTAAAAAAGAACTACAACCTTTTACTTTATAATGATCTAATACAAATGTATCAATGTGTGTGCGCCAGTTGTGGCCGCCTAGGTGTGGTGAACCTTCAGGTGAATGTTGTACTTTCTTATTCTTTATTCCGCTCACAGACTTGCGTCCTCCATACCAGCTACTCGTAATTTGACAACATTAGTAATTTGCCATTGCTTTTGATCAAGTCCTTTAAGTAAGCCTAACCATTTGTTACGCATAAGTGCAAACTCGTTAATAATCTTTTCATAGTCAACAACGTCTGCCTCACCGTCTACGTATTTTTCAACGTCACGGCTTGACAGAGCTCGTTGATAGTTTTCAAGATATTTTTTAAAGTAGGAACTACGTAACCTACGTAGTTCAATATTTAAATAGTGTAGTATAGCTTCGATCTCTTGTAACTGATTAAAGCGATGCTCAACGATACCGGGCATTTCTGCCGCGGCACGTTCAACATTACCTTTGAGCTTTACTTCTTGTCGAGCATTACCTAACTCGCTTTCAAAGAACGCTACAGCATCGGGTATCTTAGATACATCACGTGAGACTTCACTATACCACCCCATTAGTCTTCATCTTCCCACGGATCGTCTTCTGCAAAATTTTCTTCTTCTACATCTAAAAAATAATTAATTGCGGCGTCTAGATGATTATCACTACCTAATACTGAAGTAAGTGTATGATCATCTACTCCGTAATCAGCTAACATATCCACATAGCGTTCTGCCGCAACCTCAATATTTTTTTTATCGACATATTCTTTAAATAAAGTCCATACGTCAACAATTTGACTTTCGTCCATAGTTTACTCCTCGATTAATTCATGTTCGGTTACAACAACTTCGTCGTCATCGTCCTCGGTATTTACCACAGGTGCTAACTTTTCATTGTATTCTGACATGATCATATCCATCTTAGATGGTTCCATCCAAGCCTTACGATAATCAAGATGTTCTTCTCCAGCTAGATCAATATACTTGAGTCTGTTACCTTGTTTTTCTAACAAGCCTTTTTTCTCAAATAATTCAATAAGACCGCTGTAAGGATTCATACCTGTTTCATATGGAATCTTTACTTGTACACCTTCGAACGGTTTTGCATAACGAGTTTTCATTACTTTACAACCTGCTCTAATACCACGTACTTCACTGATCTTATTACCAGCTTCGTCTTCTTTAAGTTTCATTTTTTTCATTGCAACAACAATACTTGATGCATAAACAAAACCTTGTCCACCACTGATCTTGTCATCTGGATCAAACATATCTTGTGATGCATAAGTGTGGTTAGTACATACTAAGCCTACATTAAGCGAACCAATCATGTTAACTGTGTTACGAACAAGTGCGGTCAATTGCTTAGGCTTACGACCCATATCACCTTTCATATCACCCTTACTAAACTGATCTACGTCTGTAGGTGTTAACAACATACCTAAAGAGTCAACCACAAACAATACTTTTGGTCTGTCTTCTTCAGCCATTGCTTTATAGTCTGCTACAAATGTTGATACTGTTTTAGCAACATCATCGATCATACTCATGTTAAGTTTTAGTAGTTTTTCTTCTGACGTGTCTACGTCTAATGCTTGTAGCCACGATTCATCAAGTGCGTTCTCTGAGTCAATTAGTACTACAAAGATGCCTTGATCTTGTGCGTGTTTTACGATGTTACCTGAACAGAAATAACTTTTACCTGCTCCTGATTCACCTGCAAACACAGTTACCTTGCCTAGCGGAACACCTTTGTGAAAGTCGCCACTAATAAGATAGTTAAGTGCATACGAGCCTGTACTAATCCAATCTGTTGGATCATTAAAGCCACTACTCATGCCTGAGATGCTTTTAGTCAAGTCCTTACGGAACTTACTAACGTCAAATGATTTAGCCATAGTTTCTCCTTGTTAAAATTTAGTAGGGGATCTCTCCCCTACCCACTTTGTTTATTTTATGATTGACGTGCTCTAATCATTGCAAGTATATCTGATCCATCACCTGCTGGTGCAGCTGTTGCTGCTTCTGCGACTGGAGCCGCTTCTGGTGCTGGAGTCGGTGCTACTGGCGTAGCCTCTGCAACTGGTTTAGGGTCAGCTGTCATTGATGTTGCTGTACCATTAGTTGATGATTTGTTCGGATCACCAGTACGTGCAGCCATTCCGCTTGGACGGAAATAATTGCTCCAACGATCTGGATCATACGCTTCACCATCTACTGATGCTTCAAACATCTCTTGCATAATTTTAACTTCGATTTCACCTGGCTTCTTAGGAAGGAAGTCATTAAGATTAAACAGTCCATGTGTATTAACTGCATTCATCTCGGCATCACTTAATGGACGCTCTCTACGTGCCCAATTACTTGTGCCGTAGTCAGCATATCCGCCTTTTGAAGTTTTATTAAGACGGAAGTCTACACCAGCAGTATAATCTGTTGGTAATTCTTCCATATCAGGATCCATAAGTGCCTGCTTAATAATTTGGAAAATTTGTGGACCAATAATAAAACGTCTGATTGGATTCTCAGGTGCTTCATCATCTGCTAGTGGATTATCTGT